CGAGGTGTGGAAAGCACTGGCCAGCGTGCTGCGGGAAACTTGGACGCATGAAACGGGCTGCCAGCTTGGACTGGGTCGTTTGGCACTGGATACCGGCTTCGCGACGCAGGAGGCTTATGCGTTTGTTCGGGGTGTGCGTGATCCGCGTCTGATGGCTGTCAAAGGGGTGGCACGTGGAGCAGCACTGGTCGGAACCCCCACTGCAGTGGATGCCACCTCTGGCGGCAAGAAGCTGCGCCGAGGCATCAAGGTGTTCTCTGTGGCCGGTGGCATTGCCAAGCTGGAGTTCTACAACAACCTGCGCAAGGCACCCGAGGTGGCCGACGACGGTCTGACGATCCGCTATCCGGCTGGCTTTGTTCATCTGCCCAAAGTGGATGCCGAGTTCTTGCAGCAACTGTGCGCCGAACAACTGATTACACGGCGCGACCGGAACGGATTCGCGATTCGTGAGTGGCAAAAGATGCGCGAGCGTAACGAGGCGCTGGACTGTTATGTCTATGCCCGGGCCGCAGCCGCTGCCTCCGGTCTCGATCGCTTCGAGGATCGGCACTGGCGCGAACTTGAACGACAACTCGGACTGTCTCCGCCGGAGACGGTCACCGAACAACCCATCGAGGCCACCGATTCAGGTGGCCTTGTTGTTTCTGGAGCTCGTGGAGGATCTGAACGACCGGCCCGTCGCCTGATCCGCAGCCGTTGGCTCACATGAGGATGAAGCATGAGCCTGCAGTCGCAACTGAACAGCTTCGTGACGCGGGTGGCCGAGATGTTCCAGCAGGTCGAGTCTCGCACCGGCCCGTTGCACCAACTCAATACCTCGGCCAAGTCGGATCTGGTCACCGCTATCAACGAACTGGCCGCCCGCGAGATTGGCAACGGTGGCAGCGGCATTGCCTTCACGCACGGCCAGGTGTCGGCAGCGACGCTCTGGACGATCAACCACAACCTGGGGTTCCGGCCCGCCGTGGCAATTCTCGATAGCGGCGGTAACGAAATCGAGGCCGATGTCGTGCACACCGGCCCGAACCAACTGGTCATTCACTTCGCCATTCCGGTCGCCGGGGTGGCCCGACTCACTTAGTCACGTTTTACGTAGTCATCACACAGGAGAAATTCATGTCCCGCAAGCAACTCTCAGATCTCGACTTTGGCGGCGTTGCCCGCATCCGCAATCTGCCAGCCCCGGTGAATCCGGACGAACCAGTCCGCCAGCAGGATCTCAACTCGGCGGTCGAAGGTCTGGCGTGGAAGGACTCCTGCCGTGTTGCCAGCCAGGCGAACGTCAATCTGTCTTCACCTGGTGCCTCGATTGATGGCATCACGCTGACTGTTGGCGATCGCGTGCTGGTCAAGGCACAGACGGTCGGCTCGGAGAACGGCCTCTACATTTGGAACGGCGCGGCCGTTGCCATGACTCGCAGCCTTGATGCCTCGACCAGCGGCGAACTCGAACAGGCGGTCGCCACCGTCGAGGAAGGCACCTCGGCCGGTACCAGTTGGCGGCAGTCGGTGGTCAATTTCATCCTCGATTCCGATAATGTGACCTGGCTGCAATTCGGTGCGGCCATCGGTGCAGCCTCGGAGACCAGTTCCGGCATTGCCGAGATCGCCACCCAATCCGAAACCGATGCCGGCACTGACGATCAGCGCATCATCACACCGTTGAAACTCAATGCCTGGGCCAACAAGACCCGCCGCGCCCAGGCGACGATCGGTGATGGCAGCAGCACCCAGTTCGACGTCAATCACAACTTCGCCACCCGCGATGTCGTGGTCCAGGTCTATCAAGCCTCCGGCAACTACGAGCAGGTGACTTGTGACGTCAGCCTGCCAACAACCAACACAGCACGACTGAACTTCGCAGCGGCGCCGGCCAGCAATGCCTACCGCGTCGTGGTGATGGGGTAAATCAGTGAAGGATCTGGCCTACCGCGTGGTGCCTGTCGTCGCGGTGTTGCCTGCCGCGTCGACCGCTATCGCCGGGGTCGTTGTACGCCTGTCGTCCGACAACCATCCGTACTGGTGCGATGGCACGGCATGGATAGATCTGGTGCCGGAGCCGCGTCTATCCACCGCTCGACTGGCCGCTGACGTCACCAACAACACGACGACCCTGGCGAATGTCACCGGTTTGGCCATCGCCCAGGCAGCCAACAGCACCTATGCCATCGATGCGCGGCTGATGTTCCAGACGGCAGCGACCAATACCGGACTCCGCCTCACGCAGACGGTACCCAGTGGCGCAACCCATGTCGCGCAATGGAACACACCGACGTCACTGACCGCCAGAACGCTGGCCAACCAGCGGGCCGCCGACACGGGAGCGGCAAGCACTGGCGTGGATTCCGCCAATGCCAACACGCTCGCGACCGGTTCCTTCCTGGTCATTACCGGGGCAACGGCCGGCACTCTTCAAATCCGCTTCGCCTCGGAAGTCGGCGGCTCGAACGCCGTGATCAAGGCAGGCAGCAATCTGGTGGCGATCAAGGTCGCCTGACCTCTATGGCCTACACAGAAGATCAACTGACTGCCCTTGAAGCCGCACTCGCCAAAGGCGAGAAGCGTGTGACCTTTGGCGACAAGACCGTCGAGTACCGCTCGGTCGAGGAACTGAAGGAGGCGATTCGTGCCGTCGAACGTGGCTTGTCCACGCAGGCGGCCAACACAGGCCTGATCCCGCCAGCCCCGCGACAGATCCGCGTCCTTACCGGCAAAGGATTCTGATGGCCTGGCTCAACAACATCCGTCGCCGACTATTCGGCGGCACGCCGGTCTATGACGGTGCCGGACAGGGCCGACGCACGCTGGCCTGGGCGGTCTCGAACCCGGGAGCCGTCGCGGCGCTGGCGTATTCACAGGAAAGCCTGCGCGCCAAGAGCCGTGATCTGGTCCGACGCAATGCCTGGGCCGCTGCCGGCGTCGAGGCCTTCGTCGCCAATGCGATCGGTACCGGCATTAAGCCGCAAAGCATGGTGGCCGATGCCGCACAACGCGAAGCGATCCAGCGTCTGTGGTGGGACTGGTGCGAGTTTGCCGATGCCTCGAGTCTCACGGATTTCTATGGTCTGCAGGCACTGGCCTGCCGGGCCATGCTTGAAGGCGGCGAAGCGCTGGTGCGGCTGCGCTGGCGGCGACCCGAGGATGGTCTGCCGGTAGCGCTGCAGATCCAGGTGCTGGAAGCCGAGCACCTGCCCATGGGGATGAACCGGGAACTGACCAACGGCAACGTGATCCGGGCCGGCATCGAGTTTGACCGGCTCGGTCGCCGGGTGGCATATCACCTGTATCGCTCCCATCCGAACGATGGTGCGCTGGCGCCGATGTCAGGATCAGGTGGTCTCGACACGGTGCGCGTACCGGCCGACGAATTGATTCATCTCTTCCGACCGCTGCGTCCCGGCCAGATCCGGGGCGAGCCGTGGCTCGCACGTGCACTAATCAAACTCAACGAACTCGACCAATACGACGATGCCGAACTGGTGCGCAAGAAAACCGCTGCCATGTTCGCAGGCTTCATCACGCGCATGAGCCCCGAAGACAACCTGCTCGGCGAGGGCTCAGCCGATGCCAACGGGGTCGCACTGGCAGGGCTTGAGCCCGGCACGCTGCAAATCCTCGAGCCGGGAGAGGACATCAAGTTCTCGGCCCCGGCCGATGTCGGCAGTTCCTACGCCGAGTTCATGCGTCAGCAGTTCCGTGCCGTGGCCGCCGCGATGGGGATTACTTACGAGATGCTCACAGGGGACCTTACCCAGGTGAATTACTCATCGATACGCGCCGGGCTGCTCGAATTCCGACGTCGTTGCGAAGCGCTCCAGCATGGCGTGATCGTCCATCAACTGTGCCGACCAATCTGGCGCGCATGGATGGACCAAGCCGCGCTGGAAGGTGCGCTACCGCTGCCGGGTTACAGCCGACGCCAGCGTGAGTACCAGGCGGCCAAGTGGATTCCCCAAGGCTGGCAGTGGGTTGATCCGCAGAAGGAATTCAACGCCATGAAACTGGCGATCCGGGCGGGCCTCATGAGTCGCTCAGAAGCCATTTCGGCCTATGGCTACGACGCCGAGGATGTCGATCGCGAGATTGCGACGGACAACCAGCGGGCCGACCAACTGGGACTCGTTTTTGACTCGGATCCACGGCACGACAAGGTGCCCAGTGTCCCGGTTGCCGAGACACCGGCTCGGCCAGACCCGGAAGACCCGGCAGAACCCGCCGACCAACCAACGGAGTAACCCATGCTGCCTCATCTTGCATCCCGCCTGTTCGGGACGCCACTGCTCGTCCATCGTGCCAAGTTGGACGTGATCCTGGCCGTGCTTGGAGACCGACTGAACATCCAGCCGCCTGCCGCCGACCTGGCGCTGCCGGGGCCGCGCAACATGCCTTCGGGAACCCCCGGCATTGCCGTCATTCCCGTGCATGGCACGCTGGTCAAACGCACCGCTGGCCTCGATGCGGCCTCGGGCCTCACCAGTTACACCGAAATCGCCGCCATGCTGGATTCCGCACTGGCCGATCCGCAGGTCGCCGGCATCCTGCTCGATATCGACTCACCCGGTGGTGAAGCCTCGGGGAGTTTTGAACTGGCGCGGCGAGTCCGTGAAGCCTCTGCCGTCAAACCGGTGTGGGCGGTGGCCAACGATGCGGCGTACTCGGCTGCCTATGCCATCGGTTCCGCCGCCAACCGCCTCATTGTCTCCGAGACCGGTGGGGTGGGCTCAATTGGCGTGATTGCCCTGCACATCGATCAGTCGGTCAAGGATGCCAACGACGGCTACCGCTACACGGCGGTGACCGCCGGCACGCACAAGAACGACTTCTCTCCACACCAGCCCCTCACCGATGAAGCCAAGGCCGAACTGCAGGCTGAGGTTGATCGCCTCTACGGCCTGTTCGTCGAACACGTGGCCTCAATGCGCACGCTGGGTTCGGATGACGTGCGCTCTACACAAGCCGGTCTGTACTTCGGTGCCAATGCCATCGCTGCTGGACTCGCTGACGCCGTCGGCACCTTCGAATCGGCACTGGCCGATTTCTCACTGTTTCTTAGCTCCCGAAGCCGCAAGTCGCCTCAGGCTCGGGCAGGCACTCGAACCGAGGCGGTCATTCCTTCAAAGGAGGATTCAATGCAAGACAACGAAACCCAAGTGGCCGAGATGATCGGCGTCGATCAAGCGGCAGTGATGATCGCCGAAGCCAAACGCGAAGTGACGCAGTCAGCACAAGCGATTGCTGAACTGTGCCTCATCGCCGGTACGCCGGACAAAGCCGCCGAGTTCATCGCGGCCGGCAAATCCGAAGCCGAGGTGCGCCGGGTACTGATCGAGGCCAAGGCGGCTCGCTCGGATGCGACACCGATTCAATCAACCATCAATGCTGATGCCGGCACGCAGGAGGTCTCCCGTCCAGAAGCTTCGCCGATCGTCAGCGCCGTCAAGAAACTCATCTCGAAGGAGTAAGCCATGCCCGTCATGACCCAAAGCAAAAACCTCGGTGACGTCCTGAAGTACGAGGCGCCCAATCTGTATTCCCGCGAAGCGGCTGTCGTCGCTGCTGGCCAGAACCTCGCCATCGGCACCGTACTCGGTCGCAAAACCGCTGACGGCAAGTTGCACGCCCTGGCACCGGCGGCCAGTGACGGTACTGAAGCCGCCATTGGCGTGCTGGCCAACGACACCGATGCCACGCTGATCGATCGTGAGGACGCCCTTCTGGTGGCTCGTCACGCCATCGTCGCCCGTAACGGACTGATCTGGCCGGCAGGCATTACGGCACCGCAGAAGGCTACCGCCACGGCGCAACTCACTGCCCTCGGCATCCTGGTTCGCGACTCGGCCTAACCCCACATCTCTGGAGATATCTCATGCAAAATCCTTTCGACAATCCCGGCTTCGCGATGGCGAGCCTCACGGCAGCGATCAATATCCTGCCCAACCGCTACGGCCGCCTGGAGCAACTCAATCTCTTCCCGGCCAAGCCGGTACGTACCCGCCAGATCATCGTCGAGGAATACGCCGGCAAGCTGAACCTGCTACCGACCCGTCCGGTCGGCTCGCCCGGCACGGTCGGTGAGCGTGGTACCCGCAAGCTGCGCTCCTTCGTCATCCCCCACATACCGCACGACGATGTGGTGCTGCCCGAAGAAGTCCAGGGCATCCGTGCCTTCGGTTCCGAAACCGAGATGGAAGCCATCTCAGGTGTGATGGCACGGCATCTTGAGACCATGCGTAACAAGCATGCGATCACCCTGGAGCATCTGCGCATGGGTGCCCTCAAGGGCCAGATCCTCGATGCAGACGGTAGCACCATTTACGACCTGTTCGGTGAATTCGGTCTGTCGCAGGAAACCGTCGGCTTCGATCTGGCCAATGCCAACAGCGACATCAAAGGGCATTGTTACGACTTGCTGACCGCGATCGAGGACAAGTTGCAGGGTGAGTTCATGACCGGCGTCCATGTGCTGTGTTCGCCGGAATTCTTCCGTGCGCTCACCGCCCACAAGGAGGTCAAGACTGCCTATACCAACTGGCAGCAAGGGATCATGCTCATCAGCGATGTGCGTTCCGGCTTCACTTATACCGGTGT